CTTCGCACAGCCTGATAGGGATCTGCCCACCATCACCGACGAGATCAACGTGGGGTGGGCCAACCTTTTGCTGACTAGTGACTACCAAGCCCATGATGAGGTGGTGTACAAGACCAATCGGGAGGTCACCGGCATGATTGCCGCTGGCCCAGGGCAGGCCCACAAGATTGGCACCGATGAAGACCTCCAGGTGCTCACCCACAGTGCAGACCTTGGCTCACAGTTCACCATCCTCGACCGTGCGACAAAGACGCTGGCCGTAACCCGTGGGCAGCCTGAGGATGCCTATTCGGTGGACGGAGGGCAGGTGCTCTCCGGGGTGTCCAGGAAGATCAAAAATCTGCCAGCCACCAAGCGCAGGATGCAGCAAAGTTGGTTTGCCGTATACTTCGAGGAAACTGCACTTCTCCCGGGCATGGCTGCGGTATCTGATATGTATGGGCAGACTTCCATCCTTGATGATGCAGGGGAAGTCTCTTTCCGGGTGACGGTGAATGATGAGCCAGAGTTTGAAGAGCCTGACGCCAAGCAGCGGCGGGTGCTAGAGCTGAAGGATGCCAATCTACTGAGTGAGGCTGAGGTAATGGTGGAGCTTGGATATTACCATTCCCTGTCCGATGCGGTGGCAGCTGGATACTCCCCAGACCGGATGGCCCCGGTGGCAGCTACCCAGGGTGCGCTGGCAGCGGAGACTCTCTCAGCCCGTTTGGCTGCCCGGGTATCGCCCCTGGCTGCCGGCGGGGAGGGCTGATGCCCTACGCATCCAATGCGGAGCTGCCACAGGATGTGCAAGATGCCCTGCCCAGCAGGGCAGAGACGATATGGCGGGAGGCCTTCGATGCGGCGTATGAAAGAAATCCAGACGATGGGCGATCAGCTGCCACTGCCTGGTCTGCCGTGCGTCGGGCGGGCTACGGCAAAGGCCCTGGTGGCCAATGGCTGCCGCAATCGGAGCTGCGGCGCATCACCTACCAGCCTACGGAGAGGATGAGCCAGAATGCCGCCCGGGCGCTTGAGGTGCGAGCCTCGAAGCCTCCGAGCCAGCGAGGCATGACGCCGGTGGGCCTTGCCAGGGCACGGGATCTGGCCAATGGCCGCCCGATCAGCTTCGCCACCGTACAGCGGATGTATAGCTATCTGCGGCGGCATGAGGTAGACAAAGAGGGCGCTACCTGGAGCGAGCAGGGCAAAGGGTGGCAGGCATGGCAGGGATGGGGAGGGGATGCTGCCCTACGGTGGGCCGCAGCTATCCTCCGGGAGGCGCTGGGCGATGCCGGGTGAAATAGCGATTAGGCAGGCTAGTGCAGAGGCAGACGCCATCCTCCGGGATCTGGCGCTTGCAATCAATGATGAAATCAAACGAATCATCGCCACCCTTGACACAAAAGAGGGGATGCTGGAATCCACAAAATACAATCTTAGGTCTGTGGTGGAGTCCCAGCGGCAGTTGCAGGCAATCATAGATGAAGTGGGTGGGCCTGCTATTGCGGACCTATTCGATAGAAGGCTGCCAGAGGTGATCGAGGCCAATCTGGCCGAATCGAATCTTGGTGCGTTTGCTCCGCAGATTACTGATGATGTACTAGACTTTTTGGATGGCCTAGAAAAAGAAGTTCTCAAGTCGCTGAATGACACCACAGGCGACCTTGCCCGGGCTGTGAGGCGGGGGATTGTTGGCACTCGCACCACCGATGATTTGCTGGAAGCAGTGGCCAAATCACTGGATACCACCCTTGGCCGTGCATCGGTGGCCATTGAGGGTGGGATCCGGCGCTTCAATGAGCGGGTGATCACAGACACTGCCCGGGATCTTGGGTTCCTGTATGTGTACATTGGGCCTGACGACACCAAGACCAGGCCCTATTGCAAGCCCAGGGTGGGCAAGGTATTGACACAGGAACAGGCAGATGCAGCGGTGGCCAATGTCGATGGGCGGTGGAACTGCCGCCATGACCTAGCACCGATCACACGAGAAGAGGCAGAACGCCAAGGTCTGGAGTTTTTCCGTGAGTAGCCTTACACCATACAAGCCACCGGGAGGGGGAGGCGGGGCAGTGAACCGCTCTGGTGGCCTGTCTGTGGCTGTGGACTACAAGAGCCACATTGAGATTGACCTTGACAAGGCGCTCAAGGCCCTTGGATCCCATGTGGTGGGTACTATCAAGCTGCGTACCGATCAGGGGAAAGACCTTACAGGGGCTGCCTTTCAGCAATACTCAGAGTCATACAAGGCCGCCCTCCGGCGTGGTGGCGAGCTGGATAATGTGGACCTACGGCTCACTGGATCCATGATGTCTAGCCTAGAGGTGGTGGGGCGAGGGCGGCGTGGGGGCTTGCACTATGTCACGGTGGGATTCTCGGGGAAATACGGTCCTGCCGTTAGATTGCGAGACAACAAAATCGTGCTGGTAGGCCAGCGCAAAATCACCAATGGCACTCTTGCCCGTATACATCATCTTGGACTTGGTAGGCAGAAGCCTAGACGGTTTTTCGGCCTATCCAAGGCAGAGCGTAGGGCAGCTAGTCGCCATGCGCTTTCGGTTGGTATAGTGAGACAGCAGCCTGGCCCCCCTAGACAGGGTGCATAAGGGCTGATAAATAAGGAGGCGATAGCATGTCTGAGCAGGCTCAGGCGGACTTGGTAGGGCAGGCCCCTGCCGTCGTTGATGAGGCCAACGCCCAGGTGGCGGAGGCAACCCAGGCTGACACTCGATTGGCACAGCTAGAAGCTGAGCTTTCCAAATATCGAGAGGAAGCCGAGAAGGCCCGAAGAGAGGCAGCATCCAGACGGATCAAGGCGAAAGAGGAGACAGAGGCAAAGATCCAGGCACTAGCAGAGCAGCAAGAGTACAAAGCCCTCGCAGAGGAACGTGCCAAGCTGCTTGATAGTATGAAGGCGGAGCTTGAGGGCCTTGGTGCTCTCAAAAGCAAAGCCGAAGCCTGGGAGGCCTATGAGCAGCGAAAAGGTCAGCAGATCGAGGCAAGGTTGCCCGGTCTGCCGGAGCAAGTGCGCAATGCAGTGCAACGTGCACCCACGCTAGACCTCAAGCGTGATATTCTCGCAGCCTTTGATTCGATCCAGCAGCCTGAGATCGAGGCCACCAAGCCACTGCCCACTAAGCCTGCCCCGCAGGCCGCTCAGGCGGTATCCCCTCCACCCCCGTTCGATCCTGGCAGTGCTACTGCTTTGGATTGGGCAAACCTCAAACGACAAGACCCACAGCGGTTCGCACAGCTGACCAACGTGGGTAACACTGGCGGCAAGAAGTCACTGTTTGCACAGTACGCTGACCGCCTGAGAAAGTGAGCCTATCATGGCTGGCGAGACCACTAGCAGCACCTACAGCACCCATAGCCTGTCCTACATCCTTGGCGAGAATGCAGTTCCCGCCAACCTCCCCTCTCTCGTTGTGTCCCGTTTGGCCAACGAAGTGGACATTGAAGGCCAGCCCTCCAATGTCTTCCAAGTCGCCGTTCATGCTGACCTTGGCGCCGCTACCGGTGGCACCGAGGGTACGGCGATCACCAGCAACACCGCGCTTTCGTACGCCTCAGCCATCCAAGGCACCGTTGTTGAGGGTGCGCTTGTCCGTGCCGTCGTCACCGACAATGCAGTCGCCACCAAGTTCCCCGGCCTTGCCGGTGTTGCTGAGGCGATGCAGACCCTGGCTTTTGAGCAGAAGCTGGCCGTGCTTCAGCCTGAGGTCAATCGCCTGGCTTCGATGTGCTTCGAGAAGTTTGAGGACGATCACTGCAACCTTCTGGCGGGTTTCACCAATACCGCTGGCCAGTCTGGTGTTGACCTTTCGGCGGCTGATATCTTCTCCGCCATCTACACCTACGATACGCTTGATGCCGTGAACCAACAGCGTGCACTGGTGCTCACGCCCAATCAGGTGGACGAACTCCGCCGTGATCTTGCGGTGACCGGCGGCGGCCTCGGTGGTGCACTGTGGAACAGCCAGGTTCAGGCCAATATCTTTGGTGCCAATGGCATCCCGGAGAACGGCTTGATCGGTGCTTTCATGGGCATCCCGGTGTACCAGTACAGCCACAGCCTCCGCACCATTAGCGGTGGCAACGTCGCTGGTGCCCTCATGGCCATCGGCTCTGGTGATCCCAGCATGGCAGGAAACCCCGTTGGCGCACTCATGACCGTCCGCAAGGGTAATCTTAAAGTGCGCATGGAGCAGTCGGCTGCTGAGCGTGGCACCATCCTCGTGGTGGCGCTTGAGTATGTGGCCGTTGAGTTGAAGGATGGGCACGGCGTGTCGATCCTCACCGACGCCCCCTGATAGTGTCTTGATTTGACGGGCGGGGATGGGTATTGGTAGCCTCCACCATACTCATCCCTGCCCGTCGCCTAGGATAGGAGGAACTATGTTTCTAGGCCAAAAGAGCAAATATGATCGATACGAGCGCCAAGGTGCGCGCATCTACAAACTCCGCTCCATCGTCGATGGAGAAGAGCGGCAGTTTGTGGACGATGGCCCCTTTGAGTCTCACTCCCAATGGCACACCCTGCCCCCTAATGGGCAGCGCCAGCAGCTGATCCGGTACATCCAGAAACGCTGCCCGGGCGATGATTCCCTGCCGCTCTATTTCTCAGAGCAGCCGCTTCCTGACCTCTATCATCCAATGATCGGCAAGATCCCGGTGCCTGTGGTCAATGACCGCATCCAGGCCAAAATGGCAGAGTTCCGCCCGCACCTTGCAGACCGCTTGCAGCGTGGTAAGGATGCGGTGGACTCCGCCAAAAAGGCTGAGGAATACAAGGCCACCGCCCAGGCTGCTGTGATGGAGCAGGCCCTCAAAAATGCCCTGGCCGATATGGTGCAGGCACAGCCCAAGGCCCGTGGGAAGGCTGCCAAGGCTGATGAGTCCCCAAATGAGTGACTACCAACGACGTAAAGAGGCCGTCGAAAAGATGGCCCGTGAAATCGTCAAGCACTCTGGCGGAAAAATCTCTCATGAAAAGGCCCAGTCTGAGGCCGCAAAGGTGGCACGGGAAACCGATGCTAAGAAGGGTAAATAATCATGGCTAGCTACGGTCTTCTCTCTCGCTCTGGCCATCCTGGCCTCGACTTCTATCGCTTCCCAGTTGCCCTGGCTGCCTCCACGGCGGAGCAGGATAGCGGATATGACCTCCCCCTGGATGGCATCGTCCTGGGTGTCTTTGTCGATGTGAAGGTGGCGGAATCCACTGGTGCGACTAAGACCCTCGACGTGGGCCTTGCCAGTGGTGAGGCTGGCGGTGATACCGATGGCTTTCTGGATGGCGTTAGCGTAGCCTCCGTGGGGCTCAAAAAGGGCACGCTCGCCAGCGGTGGGCAGACCCTTGGTGCACTTCTCCGGGCGGATGAGTCGGGCTCCGGTGGTCTTGTGCCTGAGGATCATATCCTGAATGGCACGGCAAAGTCCGTTGTGTATGCCTTTGGCAGCAACGACTTTGCGGAGCTTGAGGCGGATATCATCGTTCTCGTTGCCCGTCCCGGCGCATGGGAGTGACCATGACTAATCGCCACCTACTGGCCGCTTGTGCGGTGGCCATTGGGGCGATTGTGATTGGCTTGGGTGGCGAATGGCCGCCCAAGGCACTCGCAGTCGGCCCTGGCTTTGTCGAGAATATCAACGTGGAGTGCGGCACTTCCCCCACACCCATCGCCACCTCGTCGGGCAAAGGCCCTGTGGCTCTGGCCTGTGAGTGTGATGCCACGGTGGCCTGGGGTGATAGTGGCGTGGATATCTCCACCGACTACAGTGCCCAGGTCTTCTCTGGTAATGTCCGCAAGTTGTGGTGTGACGCTGCTGCTGCCACCGATTGCCGGTGTATTGCGATGGTGACTCAATGAAAAAAGCCCTTGCTGCTGTATATCTTGTCGCTGCTTCTGTGGCCCTTGCTTCCGACTTAGGAGGCGACGGTCTGGGTGGTGCAGTATTGCAGCCAAGGGCCAAATCGGTGGGTCTGGGTGAGCCTGGGCTGGCAAATCGTGAGCTTGCCCAGGTTGACCCAGTGCTGATTGAGGCAGGGGAACCTAGCCTTGATTTC